TCACGTAACAGATATTCAGGGAGGTCTAGGAGGGGCATCGCATAATGGACGTTACGTCTAAATCGCCCCCGGAGCTTACAGCATTTTCCGGAGCCGACTTAACGTAACGTTACGCATTATGCGAAGCATTGGCTTTTACCAAAGGTGCCCAGGCTTGCCAGAATTAACCACCGTTACCGCCGGGACGTAGTTGGCTGCCGGCTGCGGCATCTGGGCTGCGGGCACTCGCCCTGTTGCAGCAGCCGGTTGTTGTCGATCTGAGTTGAACACGTGCTGCGTGGCAGCGAGCTTGTCAGGCAGCGTGTCATCAAAGTAGCCATTCTCAACCACAGACATACAGAATTCCGCGCTGGTGTCGTGGCGCGTCATTTGCTGCGTGTAGCACTGGCAAGCGTACTGCCTGCCATCAGTCTGACCAACCGGCGCACCACGACGATAAAGCTTGTCGATCAGCAGAGGGTCAAAACTGGACACACAGGTAAGCCGCGGGAAGGACTTCGGCTCTGTCAGGCTGTCATAACGCGGAGCGCTGGACGGCACATCTGAAATCCTGGGGCTAAAGCTTTCGGCGTACTGCTCTGGCGTCAACGGAGCTTGCTGAGCACCTGGTGCAGATACTGCAGTGGGCTTTGCATTCAAATCGGAACCCGCAACAGGAACCGAATCAACGGCAGCATCAGCGATCGGAGGCGCATCCTTTGGACTGTAAAGCGACGTCACATATACGGCAGCTGCGCCAATGAACAGAACCAGCGGCGGGATGTACCACACGTAATTTGGCAACTTGAATTTGTGCGTGTGCACCGTGGCGGACTTGTAGACACCGAAGTACTTCGCATCGAGCTTTACACGGCGCTCCTGGGCAAGCTTGAACTGACTGCGCTTCTCCGGGCTGTCGATACAAAACTCGTATTCATGCCGCAGCAGGCGCTTTCCACCGTAAGGCCGGTACATGTTGATGTGCTTGCCGACCAGCTTCCTGACGTGGCTCATGATCAAGCTGGGGTGCTGCGTGATCAGGTGGATATCGAAGCCCTGGTGACGGTGAGTCTCGAAGCGGGCGACCTTCTCGGGTCGTGCCTTGCGGCCATCCTGCGCACCAAAAACCCGCTGAGCCTCGTCCATGACGATGACGGAGCCGTCTGGCAGGTTGTACCACTCATCCGGCGTGTCGAATTCGACCCAGTTGCAACCCAGCTTGTCTAAGTCGAGGTCGGGAATTCCGTAGTAGTAAACCGTCCGAAGCTCCTTTGCAGGGTTCTTAGGATCTGGACCATGTTCAAGCTCAATTTCGCGGATGGTGTTGAGCGTTTTTCCAGAGCCCGGCAGGCCAGTTCTCAGAATAAGCATTAGGCCCCTCCTCCCCAGCGAACGCCGGATTTACTGCCTGTCGCTTGATTCATGCCCCACAGGACGGCACGGGCAACATAGGCTGAAAACAAGATGTTGAAACAGACATCGAGTTTGAGCAGACCAATCATCTGCACCCACTCAGAAGGCAAGGAAAGGAGCTGCTGAAATACGTAGTCCTTGGCCTGATCCATCATCAATTGAATGCCGGTAAACGTGAACGCGGCAAAGCCAAGACCACGCAACAACCGCCAACCTAGCGGAACAAGAGACGCCCCGAGTAAACGTAGGAATAACGCGATAACTGCCGGCATCAGGTGAGCCCCTTCGCAACAATTTCAGCAGCGCCACGCATGGCGAAGGCCACCAAAAGGTAGGAAAACCAGACGGCATATTTACAAAGCTCAGCCATCCACTGGGTAAAACTAAAGCTGCCAGAATGACCGCCAATGCTAAAGACGATATCGGGCAAAGCCGGGCAACTACCGGTGATGCTGGAACTGGTATCAATCATCCCCGCCATATCAAAAGTGCCGGAATCACCAGCGCTAAGGGGAGAGTAATCATCACCAGCAAACTCGCTATCGAGAGTCGTTTTTGCTGCATCCACCTTGTCGGCGCTGAGGTCTTGAAAATCTGCTTGGTCACAGCGTGATTTGTGGGTCTGGCGAAGAATTGCGCATTGAATAGCGTCACCCTTGCAGGCCGGTGGCGCCTCACAGACTGAATCGCCAGTCACCAGAGATTCATCCTCTGGCTCTTCTTCCTCAGGATCACCAGAGCCATCGCCGCCACCCTTGCAGCCCTTGCCGGTGCAGCTGCTGGAAGTGTCGCCAGGCGTACCGTCTGCATTGGTTTTGTTATTGGTTACGTTGGTGGTTGTGCTGGTAGAGCAGGCGTTAACTCCGCTGCAATTGGTCGTTGTGGTCGTTGTCGTAGTGGTGTTGTCTTTGGAACCATCAGGGTTGGTTTTTTCTTCGACGGTAGTGTCTGTGGTCTTGTCGTTTAACTTTGGCTTGGGTGTCTTAGCAATACAAACGGGCTCGCCACCGACTTGACCATAACTGCATTCAACAATGCCCGGCTCTTTTGATACTTCAGTCAAGCGACAATCAAAAGTCTGACTTCCATCGGCATGGACAACCTTATTAGTGCACTGCGATTGCTGATCAGAACTAGGCGTTGTATCGCCAGGAGGAACAAGCTCAGGCTCGCTAGCAGCACATGAAACACCATTGCCGCGATATATATAGGCTAAGAATGCGCCGCTAGGATCACCATTCTCAAAACGATAGGCTTCAACAGCAGGCTTGAAGCTAAAAGCGTATTGACACTGATCTTTACAAACAGACCCAGGAGGATCAACGCGACCACCAATAACACCCGCGCCAGTGAACTCCCCTGCCCTATGCCTATGTTTAACCTCAACACCGATAGTTGGCTCGCAACGATCAGCTTCGGGTGCATCACATGCGCCGGTAGCGGCATTGTAAGTGTAATCAGGGGGGCATGAGTCGCCAGAACGTATAACAGTATCAAAAATACCCGGAGAGCCAGGTCCAAACTCAGAATTACAATCAAATGAATTTGAATTGAATTGAGTTGGCGTTACAGACTTGAGACCGTTTGTATATGACCTAGAAGAACATGCAGAAAATGGCGTAGAAAATCCACCCACCCCTGTGGAACTAAGCGTCCATGAATAAATCGCAGCACTAGCGCCCGACGCAAAGAGCGCCAAAACCAGCGAGAAGAACAAGCCACACCCAGTTATTCGGATCAGCCCAAAACATGACGTTAGTCCTCGCATAAAAATTCTCCGGGCAAAAAAAAGGCCCAGCCGGAAACCCGGCAGGGCCTGGGCAAAACTTACGAGCCGGCGCGGCGTACCTTGAGCAGAACGCCGATCAGGATGACAAACGCGATGAAAGCCAAACCAATGGCACCGGCTGCGGTGGCCCCTTCGGCAACTTGGCCGGTAGCGTCAGCGGTGTCGATGGTGGTCACAGCGGCGAAGCTGGGAGCGGCCAAAATGGCAGTACCAGCAGCCACCAGACCCTTGGCGATGTTGGATTGACGCAGACGAGCGGCGAGAGAGTTGTTCATTGTGTAGCTCCTTAAGTAATACGCCTGAGTTTTATCAGTACGAAGATCAGGCAAAAGAAACCGAGCAGCGAACTAGTTAGTTGCGCTTTTTGCTCAGCGGTCATCTGTGCGAACGAAACGTCACGCACTTCTTGAAGCGTCATGGTCGAGACAGTGCCGTCACAGTCGAGATAACCGCCAGCGGCTCTAATCCACGTTCCATCACACACCAAAAATTCCAAAGTTCCCCCTTAATCCCCCACTCGCAGGCGAGCTGCGAGGGGGGGATTAATCATTAACCAGCCTTAGCAGCAGGTTGCTGTTGTGTGGCGGAAGAGGGTCGGGCTTCTTGAACTGGGCGAGCTTCTTGAAGGCGAACAGGGACACCCAGGAGGCCATAACGGATACGAGACTTACCGTTATAAGTATCGATTTCGTCGGAGTAAGGTGCGAACACTTCAGTGCCTTCTAGTTGACGATAAGCGTTGTGCAAACCGTCTTTGTATTGCTTGCCCGCAACCATAAATTCAATAAGGTCAGTTTCATCGAATCCGTTACGGTTTTTGCTGATGCTGTTAATACCGACAAGTGCCCAAGGCTTTTCAGGACTGCCCATAGGAACAACACCTTGAACGAAGCCACGAAGGATTTTCATACATACACCTCTATTGATTGGCCGCAGCCGAAGGCATCACCGACAAAGGGCGTGCCACATTGATTAATCTCTGAATAGCCGTAACGCTTGAACTCAGCAGCGAGTCGCCAGAAACGTTCGGCCTGTCGGTCAGGTTGGAACTCTGGCCGAATTTCAATAGGTGCCGGAGGGCCGACAAACATGCGGCTGTTGACCTGATCGCGGAAGGCGTCCCAATCAACAGGCGCATAGTGGTTAGCAACAATTGAGCGTTCGACCTGAAGGCGACGGCGCTGGCCAGCAGATAGCTGAGTACCCTGGAAACTGACCGTTCTCATGCTGCCACCTCGAAACACTCATCACAAGCCGCGTCCAGGCAGTCAGGACAGACACAGAAATATGGTGGCTTGGTCTGGTCAGCGATGAGGCCGGGAGCCTGCACAGGGGCTGCATGAAGCTGACCCATGCTGCACTCGCAGAGATCGCAATAAACCCGATCGAGAATAATCATGCAGCCACCAATTGCAGGTGACGCGGGATCACGGCAGGACGATAGAACGCCGGAGTCGGCAGCTCGAAAACACGCTCGATTTCGCGGACGTTGCGGATGAAAACAACACCGTGGCGAGTAGCATCGAACGGCAACTTGATATCAATACCGATCTGCCGTAAGCGCGCACGGTGCTTCTTAACAGCCGAAGTTTCGAAGTCAAACTGCTGACCAGACTGCCAAAGCGCCGAATAACCAGCGGTAGTCATTGCAGCTTTACGGTGCTCACAAATGCCCTTGGCCAGCAGCTCGTCCGCCACTGTCAGTTGATCAAAATTATTGATCTCGCACTTCTCGCCAACCATGAGAAACCCCCTGTGGATTTCCACAAGTTTCTGTTCATCGAAAAGCCCCCAAAACCGGAGCCCTTCCCTCTTCAAATATTCCGAACGGCACTTGAGTTCGGAACGCACCATGCCGACCGCTCTACAGTGATCGCGCAACTCCCGCACGTAGCGGAATTCGTCAGAATCTTCGCCAAAAGTACGTTTGACCTTGGGCAACAGGTGAGCGTCTAACTCAGCCGCTTTGTTGTAATTACCGGGATAAACCAGAGAGCCGGCCTTCTCACCGCCCTTCGGGGTCCAGACGCATGTATTGCCATCGGGGTACAGATAGGCAATCGAATTACGGAAACGCTGGCTCGAAATACCCCGGAGAAACGCCCTTTCGTTGCCCTGCCCTACATAAAAATTACTGGTCAGGTCGAGGCGCTGAAAAACCGCGCCGTCGGCAATCGACGAACCGTCTTGAAGGCGCTGGATGTTCTTGCACTTGGTCATAGGCGGCAGACCGTACTCAGCGAGCAGCGCGTTAATCACCTTCATGCAGTCGTCGAGACGTTCGATGCCGAAGACGTTATCCAGGCGATTTAACCGGGAGGCATTGCCATCAACTGTGATGCGGCGCCCGCACACATGAATGCGGAACGTGGTGCAGTAGCTACCCTCTGCAAAGAAGGCAGGAACGCTCGTTGACAGGAGCTCTTCGGTCTCGGAATCAAAGCGGCGACAGATGACGTCACCAACCTTCGGAAGGTCGTAGTCATAATCCTGATATGCCTTGATCCAATCGTAGAACATGCCAATCCCTGTCAATATCAGGAAACCAATACTTGATGGACAGGATCATAGGATTTGCAGCTATCAGAAAGCAAGCAGAAATGTATCAGGATTTCGGCACTGTATAAGCAGCCAGCGATTAAGGTCGGGAAATGAACACCGATCAAGAGGATAGAGCCATGACAATCGCCGAGAACCTCAAGGCGTGCAGAAAGGCTAAAAAGCTGACTCAACGCCATGTGTGGGAGGCTGCCCACGTCAGCAAATCAAGCTACGTGTCATACGAGGCCGGCAAGGCTATTCCAGCAGGTGACACCGTTGTAGCCCTAGCGAAAGTACTCGGGACAACGACTGATGAGTTACTGCTAGACGAACAAGAACGGTCAGTATCCGAAGACATAGCACCGATTTTGAAGCGCTTCGATGCACTGCCCGCAGATATCAGGAATCAGGCAAAAATTGCTCTAAAAGGAGTCCTGTTCGGCTACGAGCAAGAAGCACTCAGATAGCCAAAAAGTATGCGATTGCATACCAAAGTGGGGGTGTTACAGCACCCCCACCCCTCCGGGCGCCAGATCGAGGCACCCAAAGGCAGGGCTTCGCCCCTCGCCCCTCCGGGCCGATCGCAAATGTGCGGGTGTACCGCACGCGGCTGAGCCTATGACCACGGAGAGCGAAAGGCGGGTTGGACAGTAAAGGGGCGGCCTGGGGCCGGGCTCGGGGCGAATCCGAGTTGATTTGTCGTTACGCGCATGGCGTTACAAATAGCCGACGAACGGTCGTATTTATCGTTACGTTACGCTGGTGTATTTATCGTTACGTAACTATAATTACTCCATAGCGCAACGCAATGGAGCTGACACCATGATCGACCACCTGGAAAAGCAAACCCAATCCCTGCCCCTGGACGAGAAGCGCGGTCGCGGGCGTCCGGCCACAGGCCAGGCGCTCAGCAATGCCGAGCGGCAGCGGCTGTACCGCGAACGGCAAAAAGCGCAACGTAACGAAAAACCAGAGACCGGAACGACATGGGAAGACGCGCGCGCCCTGGCAGCACAAATCGACTCACTAGCCAAGGAACTAGACCAGGCGAAGGCCGAAAACAGGAAGTACGCCCGGGTAATCGTAGAGCAGGCGCGAATGATCCAAGAGGCCGATACAAAGCTAGCGCAACGTAACGAAAAACCGGCAAAGGTGAAACGCCACCGCGATCAACCAGCAGCAGAGCTGCCCGAGGACAAGACCTACACGCTACAGGCGCGGACTGGGTCGGGGAAATGGCAGAACCTGGTTGCGGGGATCTACGGAGAGGAAGCGAGCCGGCAGCTAGATCGAGTTATCGATAACAAGATCGCAGGGAGCAACAAGCAATACAGGCTCGTGGAAGACGGGTGCGTCTAAAGCTCCAGAATCGCCCGGCAGGCGTCCTGAAGGGCCGCTAGACGGGCATCCAAGGCAGCGCCCTCCTCGTCCAATTGCGCTAGCCGGCGGCGCACCTGGCGAAGCTCACCGACAAGCCGGCCGTAGTCCTCGAGCAAATGCAGGACAGCACCCAGATCATCACGACCAGGGGCATAGAGTCGTGCGTCACGTAACAGATATTCAGGGAGGTCTAGGAGGGGCATCGCATAATGGACGTTACGTCTAAATCGCCCCCGGAGCTTACAGCATTTTCCGGAGCCGACTTAACGTAACGTTACGCATTATGCGAAGC